ACCTCGGTTTACAGGAAACGGTAAATCAGGCTTCTGGCGCATTACAGAAAAACCAGAACGGCGCAGATATTCCGGGGAAAGATACCTTCACCAAAAATATTGGTGCCTGCCGCGCATATAGCTCATGGCTGAATATTGGTGGCGATAGTCAGGTCTGGACAACCGCGCAATTTATTTCGTGGCTGGAGAGTCAGGGAGCATTTAACCATCCTTACTGGATGTGCAAAGGCTCATGGGCTTATGCAAATAATAAGGTCATTACAGATACAGGTTGCGGAAATATTTGTCTTGCAGGTGCTGTGGTGGAAGTTATTGGCACTCGCGGCGCAATGACCATACGCGTTACCACGCCGAGCACGTCCAGCGGTGGCGGAATTACTAACGCTCAATTCACTTATATTAATCATGGTGATGCTTACGCTCCTGGCTGGCGACGAGACTACAACACGAAAAATCAACAACCTGCATTTGCTTTAGGGCAAACAGGAAGCACTGTCGGAAATGATAAAGCTGTTGGCTGGAACTGGAATAGCGGGGTCTATAACGCAAACATTGGTGGCGCATCGACATTAATCCTCCACTTCAATATGAATACGGGGAGCTGCCCTGCTGTACAGTTCCGCGTGAATTACAGGAACGGCGGTATTTTTTATCGTTCAGCGCGTGATGGTTATGGCTTTGAAGCTGACTGGTCAGAGTTTTACACCACAACCCGCAAACCCTCTGCGGGAGATGTTGGTGCATATACGCAGGCAGAATGTAACTCAAGGTTTATTACAGGTATTCGCCTTGGTGGTCTGTTATCTGTTCAGACATGGAATGGTCCCGGATGGTCTGACAGGTCAGGTTATGTTGTTACCGGTTCCGTTAACTCAAACAGAGATGAACTAATTGATACAACTCAGGCAAGGCCAATTCAGTATTGCATTAATGGGACGTGGTATAACGCGGGGAGTATTTAACGATGATGCACTTAAAAAACATTTCTGCTGGTAATCCTGAAACAAAAGAGCAATACCAGCTAACGAAACAATTTAACATCAAATGGCTTTATACAGAGGATGGGAAAAACTGGTATGAGGAACAAAAGAACTTTCAGCCTGATACGTTGAAAATGGTCTATGACCACAACGGCGTTATTATTTGTATTGAAAAGGATGTTTCAGCAATTAATCCGGAAGGCGCAAGCGTCGTTGAGGTTCCTGATATTACAGCAAATCGCCGGGCTGATATTTCAGGTAAATGGATGTTCAAAGATGGCGTAGTGATAAAGCGAACTTATACCGGGGAAGAGCAGAGGCAACAAGCGGAAAATGAAAAGCAAAGCCTGCTACAGCTCGTCAGGGATAAAACCCAGCTATGGGACTCACAGCTACGGCTGGGCATTATTTCCGACGAGAATAAACAAAAATTAACCGAGTGGATGCTCTATGCGCAGAAGGTCGAATCCACAGACACCTCCAGCCTGCCAGTAACGTTTCCCGAACAACCAGAATGAAACAAGGCCCGATATCGGGCCTTAATTTTTACTCAGGCTTTTGTGGCCATTCTGGCTTTGCCGTATCCACACGGCTGACCAGAACACTGTAGCGTTCCCATGCTTCCAGTCGTGTGCGTTCCTCGTCCGTCGCCATATTCAGCCTGACAGCGCGTTCCAGCGGCTGGATGACTGATTCAGCTTCGGAAAGCAATGCGGCCTTTTGTGATTCGGCCTGTTGTTGCTGTTCGTCAGCCGTATAAATCCGTTTAACCACAGCTCCGTCCTTAAACATCCACTTACCGGAATCATCAGCACGACGATTAGCTGTAATATCAGGAACCTCAACGACGCTATAACCTTCAGGGTTAAGCGTGGAGGCATCTTTGGTGATGGCGACAATAATATTATTTGCATCGTAAACAATCTTTATTGTGTCTGGCTGAAAGTTCTTCACTTCCTCATACCAGTTTTTTCCGTCCTCAGAGTAAAGCCAGATGACTCCGTGCTTCTTTGTTAACTCATACTGCTCCACTGTTTTAGCATTACCTGCTTTTATGTTCTTTAAGTGCATCATATTAAATACTCGCCACATTATACCAAGTGCCATTTATATACTTTTGCACTGGCCTGTAATGAACGCCTGCAATATTATCGGCAGAGTTTTTTCCGGTATCCTGTACGTTAATCCCCGTCAGTACATAGCCTGACGGGCACTGAAAATTCCATGTTTGCCAGTTGTTCACTCCATAATATTGCTGTGAACCAAGTCGAACATCTTTCACATATCTGGAATCAAAATTGCCATAGTTGCCGGGAATAACTTGCGAGCCGCAAAGCCAGTTCCCGTTATTATCCATGTACGCCTGACCATCGGTGCCATTGGCTGTCCTTGAGTTATTAATCATGTAGATGCCAAATTGCTTATTTCCCAGACCGCCAATCATAAATTTGCGGTCGGCATGGTCCTGACGGAGCAAAGCCTGAGCACCATCAGTGGATACCGCATTACGTCCCAAAATAACATTCTGGTCACGCATATGAATCCACATGCCGGTACTACTGTTAATTGCAAAACGGTTTGCAAATATATCCCCTGTAACATCAAGACCATGCCCCATGCTTATCCGGCCAGTTCTGAGATTAAGCGTAAAGGGGCGTAGTGGCCCTATATTACCATTTTCCCCTTCATTCTCTCGTGTAGGGATGATATGCAGGCATTCTTCAGAACGACGAAAAATGGCACCAAAAGATGAATTAAATATCCTCAGTGCATTGACTGTCGATATTTTCACTTCACTGCTGAAAAGGGCTTCAACAAGAACAGACAAAGCATTCCATTTAAGATTCATCAGGTCTTTAGGCCGGGTGCCAATGATGCGGTGTCTCCATTTGAAATATTCATTGCCGTTGTTGCCTGTTTCAAACCACATGTAGGAATCGGTGTCTGCATCCGAATTATTTTTAAACCCAATCTTTGCCCAGTCAGTATTTCGAATCCAGGCAAGGATTGAGTCGTTTTCAAAAGTAAGTCCACCGGACAACGTATCGCCATTTTTTTGCACGGCGTTACCAGCCTTGTTTACCGTTTCCTGTAAACCGAGGTATTCGATAACGGCGGCAACGGTCGATTTCGCAAGAATATCCCGCCCGACTTTTGTCAGGGTTGCCAGGCTGGCGACATCATTCCCCGTAAAATACGGAAACCTGTCTGCCGCAGTAGCAAGCCCCGCCAGCGCCGTCAGAGTGGCATCTTTCGGTTGCTTACCCGCAAGCGCGTTAGTCATGGTGGTCGCAAAATTCGGGTCGTTGCCCAGCGCCGCCGCCAGCTCGTTCAGTGTGTTCAGTGCATCAGGCGAAGAGTCTACAAGTGCGGCAATCGCAGCCATAACGAAAGCCGTGCTTGCGATTTGGGTATTATTCGTTCCCTGTCGCGCAGTTGGTGTTGTTGGCGTTCCGGTCAGTGCCGGGCTGTTTAATGGGGCTTTCTTGTTCGTTTCATCCATTACTGCCTTAACGGCTTTTGGTGTCGCTGCCAGCGTTTCAGACGTGCTGTTGGTGGCGTTGCTGAGCTGGACAAGGCCTTTTGCGGTCAGCGAGGCGTCCGGGTGACGTCGTGACTGTTCATGCTCTTTCAGTTTGTCATCCACGTAATTCACTGTGGCCATCACCATGGTGTTATCCACGGTAAGCGCCACAGTGGCAGTGCTGGATACGGTCAGAATGGTGCGAAATGTTTGTGCACGTCCGGATCCTTCGGCAACGGTTGGCTTGTAACTTTCGGCAGTATTGCCTACCGCGATCAAATCGCCGTGCTCATCAAACACACCAATTTCCCGGATCCAGAATCCGCCCGTTTCAGGAGGAATAACCAGCTCCGCAATAATGTGGTTCTGATGTGTTGCGTCCAGGGTGACGCGATTAACGGTATGTCGCCACACCTCATGCACAAGACGGGTCTGCTTACTGTCTGGCGTGGGTAAAGTACCGCCGCCGTCACCCACGGCCATATGTGTCAGGCGGACAGGTTTCCCATCTGGCGCGGTTGCCTGCGCTAATTTTTTTGCACCCGTATCGGTGATAATGGTTTTAAATTTTCGTGTTGTGGTACTCATGCTTAATCGTCCGGATAAATGGTAATGACTTCACCGTCGTAAGTTGCTGCTGCCGCGAAAATATCTCCCTGAATCTCCTGAATGATATTCAGCCCTGTCATGTGGCGGCTGACCGGGCGGGCATCAGCAATCAACCGCTCCATTTCCAGATACATTTCCTCCGTCACGCCACTGTCCAGCGTGCCAACATCAATCTTGAATGTTCCGGGTTCGCCGTTGAACTCCCACCACTCAGACACGCGAATGAGGTATCCCAGCGGCTCAATGGCCCGTCGCAGGGCGCTGATGGTTCCTTTGTGTCGGTGTATCAGCCATGCATCACGAATCACCTGTCGCTTTGTCTCTTCCGGCCAGTTGCGATCCCAGCGGTCAACGGAAAACGCCCAGGCGAGATAAGGCAGCAGATGCACCGGGCAGGTGTCCGGCGACCACAGCGTGTTGAGGTCTGCCGGAATGTCTGTAATGCGTGTTCCGACGGCTTCGGCACAACGCATGAAATTGCTGGCTGATGGTGGTAACAGTGAATTACTCATTACGCCCACCTTCGCTGATGGTGAATGACTCACAGCGCGCCGCCTGTATGTCGCTGATGGCCATATTCTGTGTGGGTTCGATTATCTCCACGCGTTGCACACCGTGCACATGCAGTGCGGCAGCAATGGCGGACAACGCCACGTCCTGACCGATAAGCCCCTGCTCAGCCAGCCACTTCCTGAACGACGATTCAGCCGCAGCCAGAATAGGTTCGGATTCCGGACCGGGGTAAAAGTACAGTTTTGCATTCAGCCGCCATGTCACGATTCTGGCACTCTGTACGGTCAGGCGGTCGGCCACCGGGCGGGTATCCTCTGCATTCAGAACGGCGCGAACGGTATTAAGCAACGCCTCCGTTGCTGTGCCGTCGCCCTCAGTGGACAGGATGGAAACCGTCACATTTGCCGGAGACGGACTGATGGCCCGCGCATCGCGCACCAGACCGCTGGCGCTGCGGGCAAAATACTCGTATGCGCCTGACGGGCCTGCAACACTCAGGCCGTCATACGCCCGCTGCGCCCGCAGTCTCAGCGAGGTGTCGTTCTCCATCACCACGTCGGTGGTATCCGTTGCCGGAGTGATAACCAGGCGCTTTGTGTTCATATTGCCCGCGAGGTTGTCCAGGTCTGTTCCGGCGCTGTGGCTCAACATGCAGGCGCGTGCGGCCTCATTGACCCGCTGGCGTAACAGCATTTCACGAAACGACATGGTTTGAGCGATAACGTTCAGGGGTTCCGATTCCAGTTCCAGTGCGGCGGAGACGACTTCACGCTGTTCGGCGGGATAAGCTGCAATCATCATGGCCTTTGTGTCAGCCAGAATTGCCTCAAAGTCAGGCTCCGCGATGATGGCGGGTTCCGGTAACTGGGAAAGGTCAACGGCAGGCATGATTTACTCCCTCAGCGTGATGGTTAATTCAACATTCTGCATGGTCTGCATGACAGTGCCCGACAGCGTCACCCCGGCGTGGCCTCCTGCCTTCCAGACAACGTCGATGGCGTTCAGGGCAATGCGTGGTTCCCATCGTGTCAGTGCAATCACGGTAGCACTCATGCATTGCAGACGCGTGGTGTTATTCATGGGTTCGTCAATCAAATCAGGCACAAGGCTGCCATATTCCCGTCGCATAACCCGGCTTGCCAGCGGGGTGGTCAGGATGTCCCTGACTGACTGTTTCAGGTGCGCCATATCGTTCAGGTTTCCCGTCCCGTCCGGGTTCATTCCTGTGTAGCGGGTTGTCACTGCGGGCCTCCTGTCGAATCGCTGCCACCTTTAACGCCACCGTGCTTATGCGTATGCACTGTGATGCCGTTTGAGGTGAAATCGCCGCCGCTGTGCGTGATATTGCCGCTCATCGTTCCCCCTTTTGTGACGTCAAGCGTCGCTGTTCTCAGAAGGTCTGTGCATTCCACGACAGGCGTGTTCAGTGTCACGCTGATGGATGCCTGCAAAGTGGCCGTTTTCATGCCGCTTGCGCTCAGTGCGCCTGCGTCCGCGTCGTAGCGGAACACCGCGCCGTCCGGCGCGCTGACCACGATTTCTTTCAGGCTTTTGCCGGGTGCCGGAATGGCATCACTCCACAGGCTGCCGATTATCATGGCGGTTTCCGGGTTGCCGCCGATGCAGGCAATTGCCACCTGTTCGCCTGGTGATGGCGGAAACCACACGTTGAAGTCTCCCGCGCGCGTGGTGTTCCAGCGCAGCCAGCCTGTTTCCAGTTCGCCGCTGCGAACGCGCACGCACCAGGATTCCTCATCAACTTCAGAGATGATCCCGGTGCGGATGATATTGCTCAGCAGTCGCATGAGTTCTGCGCTCATCGTACAGCCTCCGCAATCCGGCCCAGCACCGTGTTATAAATCAGGCGCTCATCTGCCTGGCTGATACCCAGCAGCTCACGTACCGGGTAATCGGTGAAAATGCCCGGCGCAACCTGATCGCGCTCACCGAACTGATGAACGCGTGCAATACGTGCGGCCACGCCGCTGTAACCCACCGTCACACCGGAAGCATCTGCACGGGCTTTCAGGTAGCGGGCGGTGCGCAGTTTTACGAACATGGAGACGCGCCTGGTGCTGTCCTGGTTGATGCGCCGGGTGCGTATTTCCAGAAAACGGTCGATGTCATCCCGGTAAAACGTGCGGATATTGTTTTTATCCTCATCCCACCCGGTGATGGTTCGCCCGTATTTCCCCGTGTCGTGATGCCAGTTTTTCAGCGTGCGTGCTTCGTTATTCCAGATAAAGCGAATGCGCTCCTGTATCCGGGTTACGCGGCGTCTGCGTGGTGTCCATGCGGTCCCGTCCGGCGCTTTCTGTGACCGGATACGCGCCTGCTGGGCGCGGCGTAAATCCTGTGCCAGCTTTCTGGCGATGTTATTAATGGCCTGCTGATTCAGGCTGTCGCGGATAGCCTCAAAGGTTTCATCCACGCGGGTGAATGCCTTATCCATCGCTTTCCCCCCACGTCACATCCTGGAATACATGCGACCAGTCGCCTTCGGAAGAGGGCAGGCGGGGTTTTGGCTCCGGCAGGTGTTCTGCCTGCGGTGTGCCCTGACTGCTGCGCGTGATGCGAACGCGTTCCCGCAGGGGGAGCGTAAACAGGAGATCGGCGCTGTCATCGTCATTGATAACGGCGGAAAATTTGATGTCCTGATTACGCTCCGGATTGAGCAACAACTGTGGCTGATTTTCGGATAACCACGCCAGCAGCGGCAGCGTGAGGTCGTCCAGCTCTCCGGCGTAATCCATGACAAACATCACTATCTGATAGCGGTAAACAAACGATGGGGTTTCTCCGGTCGTTTCAATGTTGCCGCTCTCCACGAAAATGGTGAATTTTTCCGGGTTGGCATGACACCACCGGCATGAACGGGTCATGGCTTCACGCAGGGAATCAGTTTTCAGCATGGTTGTTGTCCTCGTTGTTCAGTCGTTGCAGCCTGCGCTGTTCCAGTAATTCAATGGCCCGCTTATCGGCGTTACAGGTTTCCAGTGCGTCCATGAGGCTGTCGCTCCATATCCCGATGTTTCCCCATGATGGCGTCACCGGAAACGGCGGGGGAAGTACGGGGGCGGTCAGCCCTTCCGGGATGAAACGGAACGACGGCGGCGGCGCGGACGCGTTCTGCGTGCTGGTGCAACCGCTCAGTAAAGCGAGCGTCAGGAACAGCGCGGGCACATGCATCTGTCGTGATATCGTTGCGTAGCTGTTCACGTCGGATTTCCCCTTCCTGTTGTCGGTTCTGGCGCGCTGTCATGACGTCACGCAGTACACCGGATGCGGTGCTGATGATGGTGCCGGCCTCTTTCAGGGTCCGGCTGTAATCGTCCAGTTGCGCCTGTGTATAACGGTTGTGTCCGTCTTCCTGCCCCAGTCTGAATGTCTGCCAGAGTGTTATGGTCAGCAGCGTGAGGACGGTCAGTGCCATCATCAGGATGTAACGCACTTTCATGACTGGCCTCCGGTGTCACGTAAGCACCATGCACGAAAATCAGTACGACGGTTAACCAGTCCCTGTGAGCGTTCGCCGCCGCTGTTCACGAAGTCAGTCAGTCTGTTGCACATGTCAGGCCAGTTGTGCGCCTGTGCATGTTTCCAGATAGTGGTGCGGTGGTAGTTACGGTTCTTATCCCTGAACCACATAAGATTTCTGCATCCAAGATTAAAGGCGGCATCTGTCATTGCCTCAAACGCGGACTGTGGCATGGCGTTGCCGCTGAAGTTCTGATTTATGCAGTTTTCTGCATGTTGCATATCATTAACCCAGCGCCCGGCGACTTCCGTTTCGGTGTACAGACGATTTTCCACATGCCCGGTCGAGCCGCACCCCACGGTCATTACCCCGGCAATATCCCGGTAAGGCGTTGCGCGACAGTCCTCCCATGTGGCAATGCGGATTTGCGCTTCCGGGCTGGTCCGGAGTTTGTGAGGGGCAATGGAGAACCCCAGCGCCACAATGGCGGCTACGGCGTAACGTTTAACGGGCAGCTTTATCATGTGTATCGTTATCCCGCAGAATGTTCAGAGCCTGACGCTCACTGTCGTGAAGTGGCCGTGCGTCTGACTGCGCCAGGATACTGGCGATGAGTTCATTGCGACGCTGCATGGCGGTTTCCATCAGGCGGCGATGTCGCCAGGCATGTAATGCAGACAGAGAACCGAGTAACAACCCGGCAAGGGCGATTTTTTCACTGATGGTCATCACGCCTATTGTGGTGGCTGTGACTGATGCCCAGAAGGTGATCCAGTCACTCACCCGCTGAAAAAAACCTGTTACCATAGCTGTATCATCTCTCGTTGTTTTTTCTTCTCCGGCTCCGGCATTTCCACCTCCTGTCCGGCTTCCAGAAATACCTGTCGGCAGAGTCCGGGGTTGGCATCCAGCACCTTTTCGGTGACGCCCTGCGTCGTGCCGTAGTACCGGAAACAGAGCGAATCCACGGTGTCGCCTTCCAGTGTCTTCACTTTCATCAGCACAACTCCGCAAAGATTCGCGGGCGGCACAGAATGTCAGAGATGGCCCAGCTCACATCGCGCCACAAATCCGATGTCTGTATATCCAGTGCGTCCGCCCGGCGGTCGCCCTTGTCCGTTGTGTCCGCATCGCGGTAACGCTCCAGAATCAGGGCGCGTGTGGCGGTATAAACAGCATTGCGCCAGTGCCAGAGATTGACGCTTTCTCCGTTAATTACAGGTGCCGGAACATCGGCCAGCGTCTGATGGCCAGCCGCCTGCTGTTCCTGCTGCCATGCTTCCAGCTCGCGGGTAACGTGTGCCACGGCCCCGGTGGCGGTATGCAGCAGGCGGGAGGTGGTCACGCGGCCCGGCAGTCGTACCGCCAGACGCAGCTCGCGCAGCACAATATCCGGCCAGAATGCACCCGCTGAAATACGGGTATCGCCATCTTCGGTGTCGGTGATGTCGTCCTCTGCGGGTCCGGGTTCAGTTCTGGCAACCATACTCATGGGGTTCACTCCTGAAAAAATCGGGCGGTGGGTGCGCGGTGTAAACGGTCACGGAGCCAAACCGGAACACCGCGCACGCCGCCCGCTGACGGGGTCAGTCGTTAACCGCGCTTCGCCTTCTGCGTCGCGGTGGTTTTTCGTGTTGCAGGCTTCCGCGTTGTCTTTTTACTTTCGCTGCTTTCGTCCTGCGCCTGCTGTGCGCTGGCGTCTTCTGGTGCGGCTGCGGAATCGGCTTTTTTCAGGGCGCGGGAAAGGGTTGCAATCTCGCGTTTCACACCTGCGTTCTGGTTCAGATGCATCGCTTCGCGCAGCAGCTTCAGTGATGAGGCCATGCTGTCCGCATCGCTCAGGCCACGGCGGGCAAAGGCGCACGCCTTGCATAATTTGGCGCGCACTTCGTCCGGCATATCCTGGTTGGCGACAATTTCCCAAAGTGTGTCCAGTGGTTCGATAAAGACGGACAAATCCGCGTCGGCATCCGTCCCGGCCTGCGTCAGTACCGGATTGCAGATTTCTTCGGTCAGCACTGTGGCAGCAGTACGGCCAAAGTTATCCGGCATGATGAGGTTGTGACGGACCGCATACGCACCAATACGCAGCGCAAGCGGAAGATCGCCGCAGTCAATCGCCCACACCATCAGCGTGGCAATCACTTCGTCCTGTTGCCCGCCGTCAGCCTCCAGCGTTCCCTCAATCCAGCCGGAAAAGTCCGGCAACAACGCTTTTTTGATGTCGGCTTTCGCGCTTCTGGCCTGTACGCCCTTAAGCCGGGCCTGTGCCAGACGCAGACGATACAGCACCTCTTCATGCGCGGTACGCGCGGCGTGGTCCACACCTTCATTCGCCCGGCCTGCGCGCTGTGCCATCACGTTCTGCCAGTGTTGCTGTGCAGGAGTAATCATTTTTTCTCTCCGTTACAGGCGGGCATGATGCCCGCCGTGAGTTGATTAGCTGTCGGCGAACTTCAGGCCAGTGACCATCGCGCACTTGCCATAGTCTTCAACGACATAAGCGTCATTGATGGACTGGTAGGTGGCGATGCGGTTGTATTCCGGTTCGTCTTTCATCAGACGACGTATTGAACCTTTCTGCCAGTAAATCGACAGGTTGTTGAATGAGGTGATCAGCATCGTTGCATCCGGGAAGAACGGTGCAAGGAACACACCCAGCCCGCCAATGGTGCGCGATGACAGGATGAGCTGCCCGGCAAGTAATTCCGCATTGGGATTCTGGCCGCTGATGCTGTTCAGCACTGGCAGACGCAGCGAGTTAAACAGGTTGCGCCCCATAATCACCACGAGGTCGTCAGCTTCCTTGTGCCATTCATCCAGCAGAGATGAGCGCGCGTCCTGTACCAGTGCATCAGGGTTCGCGTATTTACCCGCGTGCGCCACGGTGTTGTCCATGTTGCGGGAAGTCAGCGTCACGTCATTCATTACGCGCTCGCTGGCATTGGTTCTGATGTGCTCCAGCCACCCCACGTTAACGTCCTGAAGCAGCTTGTTGGTGCTGAAGTTGGACTCATCCGCGTGAGATGTGCCGTTGAAACCGATCATGATGCGGTCAAGTGCCACCTGTCGGGCAATCTGTGCGCTGATGCGGGACTGAAAATCGCTGTGTGCCGACCAGGCATCAAGCTGCGGATACGAAATAAACGTGTCGTAGTTCACCTGTTCGCACTGGTATTTGCGGTTTTTCAGATCAACCACGTTATTCGGGTTACGGCGTTTTGTTCCGTCATAACTGGTATTTGTGCGTGCAATCGGTCCTGTGGTGTCCAGGAGGATTTTTTCGCCTTTCTGGTCGGTCACGCCGATCACGTTAATTTTTTTTGTAAGTTCGGTGCTATCCTTTGAGGCGTTTTCAAAACGTTGCTGCACCGCAGGTTCCACGGTAAATCGCGATACCAGTGCAGAAACCGGGATATTGTTAAGCGACGCCTGCTGCGCCATATAGCAACCCAGCTTGTTGCGGGTAATATCTGACATCACCAGATTCATAAAAAATTTGCTCCTTTGTCTTATCAGAAGTCAGCCAGCTGGTCGGAGGCTGCGCCCGTTGCGGTGAACCGGTTCTGCGGATCGCCGTCCTGCGTGCGCAGTTTTTCCTTCAGTGCTGTCAGCTCCGTGGTCAGTAAAGTGATTTTCTGGCTGTCCTGCTGATGGCGTGTTTCCAGCGCATTAAAACGGTCGATAATGTCGGCCTGTGACGTTGCGACGCTTTCCACCGCTTCCTGAATACGGGAGAAACTGGCGTCATCCGCTTTGCGGCCACGACCAATAATCCCCATTACGCGGTTAAACCACTGGGTGCCTTCTTCCTGGCGTTGTTCTGCCATTTCGATGATTTCAGACTCGATGGCTTCGGAGATAAGCGGTGCTTCACCCTGGATACTGTTGAACGTCATCACCGCCTGACGTTGCTGTGCCGTGAATTTCAGGCGCTCAGTGCCCAGGCTTGCCGGGGTGTCGGTCATCGCCAGCCCGACCAGATAGGCGCGCCCGTTAACGGAGAACTGCGGGTGCAGTTCGATACTGGAATAGATTTTCTTGCCGTCCGCGACAAGCTGCTTCATGCGCTCGGTCGGTTCGATTTCTGCATACAGCGCAGTACGTCCGGCCAGCGGACCTTCCGTAATGTCTTCCGTACTCAGTGCGGTGACATCGCCCATTGCGGAAAATTCGCTTGACGGGCATGGCGAGAGATAGTGCTCAACGTTCACGCGGGCAGCGTAAACATCCGGGTTGAAGTTCTCGGCGGCTTCACGCAGATGCACCGGACTGATTTCACGGCCATCAACAGTTGATCCGGAGACAGCCACGCGAAACTTTTTGCGGGATGTCTTTTTTTCATTAGCCATAGTTTTTGCCCCTCTGACTGGTTCTTCAGTCATGATGGCAAAGCGTAACAGGCTGATACAAAGGGCTTTTGTTGTAAGAAAACGGCCAGAACAGGGGGTTAAGGAGAACGGTTTCGCGCGCGGGTAATCTTCCTGTAATTACTCAGGGGGAGCAATGATTCAGGACGCTTTTGTGCGCCAGCGTGCGCGGCAACTTTACTGGCAGGGTTATCCGCCCGCAGAAATATCACGTCTGATGGGAATAAACCCGAACACGATTTATGCGTGGAAAAAACGCGACCAGTGGGATGAAACGCCACCCGTGCAGCGTGTCACGCAGTCCATCGATGCGCGCCTCATCCAGCTTACTGAAAAACAGAATAAAACAGGTGGTGACTTTAAGGAAATAGACCTGCTGACCCGGCAGCTTAAAAAACTGCATGATGGCCAGCCGGATGCGACGGCCACAGGAAAGAAAGGCCGGGCGAAAAAACTCAAAAATCATTTCACGCCGGAACAGATTGCCGCACTGCGGGAAAAAATCATCAGCAGGCTGGAGTGGCATCAGCGGGGCTGGTTTGACTCCCTGACGCTTTGCAGGGAAGCCGGGATACGTAACAGGATGATCCTGAAATCCCGACAGATTGGGGCGACCTGGTATTTTGCACAGGAAGCACTGCTGATGGCGCTGCGTGACGATGTGGCACAACCTTACCAGCGTAACCAGATTTTTTTGTCTGCGTCGCGTCGTCAGGCGTTCCAGTTTAAAAGCATTATTCAGAAGGCCGCGGCTGAAGTCGATGTGGAGCTGAAAGGGGGCGATAAAATCATCCTCTCCAACGGCGCAGAGATGCATTTTCTCGGCACTTCTGCTGCGACGGCGCAATCTTACACGGGCAATTTTTATTTTGATGAATTTTTCTGGGTCAGTCGCTTTGCTGAACTGCGCAAGGTGGCTGGCGCTATGGCAACCCTCAGCGGACTGCGGCGCACCTGCTTCTCCACGCCATCCACCGAAACGCACGAGGCATACGCCTACTGGAACGGCGACCGCTGGAACGAGAAAAAGGCCGCGCATAAACGCCAGCGTTTTTCTGTGGACTGGAAAACGCTGCATAACGGGCTTATCTGCCCTGACCGGACGTGGCGGCAAATTGTCACGCTGGAAGATGTGGTTAATCACGGCTGGAAACACACCGATATTGATGAAATTCGTGATGAAAACACCGAAGACGAGTTCCGCAATCTCTATATGTGTGAGTTTGTCCGCGAAGGGGAATCGGCATTTAACCTGAATATCCTGATTGGCTGCGGTGTTGACGGATACGACGACTGGAAAGACTGGAAACCCTTTGCCCCCCGCCCGATGGGGAATCGTCCGGTATGGATTGGGTATGACGCAAACGGCAGCAGTGGTAACGGCGACAGCGGCGCTGTGTCCGTGGTGGTTCCTCCGGCTGTTCCTGGTGGTCGTTTCAGAACGGTGGAGACGCGACGCGTTCAGGGGCTGGAATTTGAAGAGCAGGCCAGAGTTATTGAAGAGTTCACGTATCGCTACAACGTGGAACACATCGGCATTGATGCGACGGGAGGGCACGGGGATGCCGTCTATCAGATAGTGAAACGGTTTTTTCCCGCCGCCATCCCTTACACCTTCACGCTGTCATCAAAACGGTCGCTGGTACTGAAAATGCTGCAAATAATGCGTGCCGGGCGGTGGGAATACGATCGCGCCGAACGCGAGCTGGTTGCGGCCTTTAACGCCGTGCGTAAGGTGAAAACACCGGGCGGTTTTATCACTTACGAAACGGACCGCGCGAGGGGGATCAGCCACGGCGACCTTGCGTGGGCAACCATGCTTGCTGTCATTAACGAACCGATTGGCGGCGAAGGAGAAAACGAGCGTTTCACGGTTATGGAGTTCTGATGAGCAGAAAAAATAAAAAAGTGCGCATGAGTTCACGCATTGATCTCGCTGATGCGCTCAGGAAAGAATCGTCGCTCAGTGCATTCACATTTGATGGTCCTTACCGCCTGACCGGGCATGACCTGCTGGACAATATGTACTGTGCTGATAACGGGCGGTGGTATGAAACCCCGGTGGACTGGTACGGTCTGGCAAGAGCTGCCCGGCAAACGTCCTGGCATCAGTCTGCGCTTTACTTTAAGCGCAATGTATTGCTCGGCTGCTATATTCCGCACCCGCTGCTTTCCCGGCAGGATTTCTCGGCGCTGGCGCTGGACTGGTTTGTGTTCGGTAACGCATTCCTTGAGCTTCGGAGCAATATGCTCGGCGAACCGCTTAAATTACGGCACGCCCTGGCGAAATACATGCGACGCGGAAGCGATCTTGAATCATGGTGGTATGTGCAGGATGGCAAGGATGCGTTTCAGTTTCGTCCTGGCAAAGTGTGCCACCTGATGAATCCGGATATTAACCAGGAAATCTACGGCATGCCGGAATATCTTGGCGCATTACTCTCGGCCAGCCTTTCTCATTCGGCGGACATGTTCAGAAAACTGTACTACGACAACGGATCCCACGCCGGGTGCATCATCTACATCGGTGCAGCGCAGGTAAACCGCGAAAGCATGGACTCCCTGAAAGAAACGCTACAGGGGGCACGTGGTGGTGGTGCGTTTAAAAACGTGCTCATTCATGCGCCCAACGGGGGCAAAGAGGGGGTGCAAATTTTGCCGTTCCAGCAGATCACCGCAAAGGATGAGTTCATGAATGTTAAGGCGGCATCCCGTGATGATGTGCTGGCTGCGCACCGCGTTCCGCCGCAACTGATGGGGGCGATGCCGGGCGAAAAAAGTGCGTTTGGTGATGTGGAGAAGGCCGCGCGGGTTTACGCAATTAACGAGCTGATGCCCGTCATGGAGGCCATGAAGCACATCAATGACTGGCTTGGCGAAGAGGTGATCCGCTTTAACCCTTACGCACTGTTAGACACCCAGCCCACATCCTGACGCGCTTCGCTTGTCTGCTGCTTCGCCGGGGCATAAAAAATTTATGCCCCGACTCTCCAGCTCCTGTATCAGTCAGATAATTTCACGACGCTTTCCTGCTGATTGCCATCATCGACAGTCAGACTCTTACGCAATCCCACCTCGTTGACTGCATATTCTCGCCGTCTCAGTGCGATTTTGACGGCCTTACCTTTCACCCCATCAAATCAAAAGCCCTCACGTCTTTTTCACGCTCAGCGTGAGAAATACAGCCATTCTGTTGTATCTCTGCGACATCGTTCAGGGAATGCTATTTACCCCCTGAAACGCGGGCTGTTCCCCCGTCACCTGGGTAATGACTCCAACTTATTGATAGTGTTTTATGTTCAGATAATGCC